TGGAAAAACAATTTGATAGAATTAATTATACTGGAAATAACGATAAATTAATGGAAAAAATTTTAATATTATTTATCTTTTTTATTATATTAATAGGTATAAGTGGGGTTAAAGCTAATAAAGAATCTGATTTGGCATACTATGAAGCTGAAATGGATTTGGATTTATCATTAGGTTTACCCATAAATATGAAATTACAAAATGATATTTTAGTATTAAAAAATAATGTATTGAATAAACAAATTGAGGAAATTAAAACACAAATAACGAATACACTAAGTCAAACTTTAGATTTAAATATAATGGTTTGGTTATTTGAACAGTTTACTGGTTTATTATTTGTTGTCTTGATGATTGTGTGTTTCTTAAGATATAGAAGAATATTTAAAATGTTAGTATTATATACACTCTTTCTGATGATAACTATACATATTAGTGCACACTCAACTAGTCAAACTTATGCACAAAAAACATCATATTACACTACTAACAATTTAAAAGAGGGTAGTGAAATTCGGTTACCCTACGAATATAATGTGAAGGCTTATAAGAATCCGCATAATCAAAAAATTTATGGTATAGATAATGACTATAAACCTATAAGTTTTGCTAGTAATATTGATAATGAATTGTCAGCATTAACAACAAGAGTGTGTGTTAAAACACCAGTTATAGATAAGGAAGAAATGGCTAATTTTATAAAATGGGTTAAAGTTAATTCAAGAAAACTGTTTCGTTTTAAGAAAATTAAACCAGTTAGTTTTAAAACTTACATTAGTAGATCTAATGCTAGCAGTTCTGTAAAGAATCAACTAATAACTAGGTATCATGAAATGAAAGAAGCAGGTTTTGATTTTAATAAAGAGGTTAGCAATTATTTGGCTAACAAGATAACAACTAGAGCTATGTTTATTAAAGTCGAAAATTTATTGTATGTGAGTCCATTAGGTGCCAAAATTAAGGCGCCTAGAGCTATCCAAGGAGCAACTTTAGAATTTATAATCATTATGGGACCTTATTTCATGGCTTTACAAGATGAAATAAAAAAACAGTGGGGACTAAATAATTTTATTTGTTATAGTAGTGGTATTTCTAGTTCAAAATTGGCAATGTTTTTGATGAATTCTGGTTTTTTCTGGGAAGATGATGTAGGTTGTTGGGATTCATCAGTTTGTCCTGAGCTCTTGGAACTGGAAGTGTGGCTTAGTAAACAGTTTGGTGCCAATAAATTAATACTCCAGTTAATGCGGGCCAATAATACAACTCATGGATGGACACAATTTGGTATTTTTTATCGGGTACCAGGTGGTAGGAAATCTGGAGATCCATATACATCATTGTTTAATTCAGTATTAAATGGGTTGTTACACACATATATAATAACTAAACACTTAAAAGTTGATGTTGGTTGGTGTAAGAATAATTTAAGGATGTTAGTAGCAGGTGATGATAATGCTATGAACATCAAATATAAACATTACATACCATTTCAAGAAATTATGTTGAAGTTAGGCTTTAATTCTGAAGCTTATTATAGAGAACATATTGAAGAAGTGGAGTTTTGTTCGAGTAGAATTTATGATATGGGTGATGGCAATTATACTTTTGGGCCTATGCCAGGTAAAGTTCTCAGTAAATTTGGTATACTTAATTCACCACCAACTAATATACATCCGTTACAGTTAATTAAAGGAATTTGTTACGGATTGTTACCTCAAGTAAGTTTCTTACCACCAATTGTTGCAGTAATTGAACACTTTAAAGAAATAAGTAAAAATTATGTTGCTGTGTTTACTAATGAAACTAAACAGTTTTTGAAAAAATGTGAGTGGCAAATAAACTTTACAGATAATAATAAATATAAAGTAGTAACACCAGGGGTATGGGTTGATTTACAACATCAATATGGCTGGACACCTGAATTAAATAATGATCTTGAGAGGGATTTAAAGAAACATGTTTCAGGTAAAATAAAATCACAAGTTTATAACTATCTATGTGATAGAGATACCTCAGCACCAACACTTAGCCATATACCCAAGTTTCAAAAAACATTAATGTATCTAACGATATTTTGTATGTTACTCTCACCTGTGTCAGGTAAAGAAGCACTTATTTTAGAGCCTAATGGGGCAAATACCTATTTAAGATTAAACCAATACGTTTTACCAGGGGACACG